GATACTTTCGAGCTATTGGATTCAATGAACGTCCCGAGCTCAGTGTTTTCGTCCGTGAGTCGAGTCTGCTCCGCCTCAAGCTCAGCAATCTCCTCTTTAATCTTATCTGCGTATTCTTTATTGAGAGCTTTGACATCTTTGATATACTTTTTTTGAGTTTCAATCTTGTCTGAAATGAGATCGAGTTGGTATGCAACTTCATTAGTCTGGTCCTTTAATGAAGCATTCTTTTCTCGTAGAATCTGATTCATCTTACTAAATACATTGATATCTAAGAGATCTTCGATCACCTCACGGCGGTGGCCGGCTGGGAGTTGCATAAACGGAATAAAGCTACTACTTCCCAGCACGACCACCTGGTGGAAACTCTTATGGTTTAGCTTCAGAATATTCTGTTCCAACATTCTCTGGTATTCTTTTGCATGAGACTCTTGGTTAAACATCTGACCATTTTTATAGATCTCAAACTTACCAGGCTTAATGCCTCGAACAACTTTATACTCTGTCTTACCAACATTGAATTCCACCTCAACCAAGCATTGCTTCTGATTAATTGAATTGACGAGTTGCGGTTTATTAATATTACGATGGGGTTTACCAAATAGGCCAAAAGAAATAGCATCTAACATTGTAGATTTACCAGCTCCGTTTTGTCCCACAACCAATGTAGACTGAGACCGGTCTAATCGAATCTCAGTAAAGTTATTACCAGTACTTAGAAAGTTTTTGTACCGGATTGCTTTAAACGATATCAAGTGCCTGCGCCTCGTTCATCAAATCACCCATTTCATTCTTAATACGATCTTTATTTAGATCGGTATCAACATTGTCAATGTAAGTATTGAGCAATTCGCCAGTATCTTCGAGGTTAACACCTTCGTCTTCAACATTTTCACCAATAAACTCCTGAAAGTTTTCTGCAATTTTGAGTTCATAAATCTTACGAGACTGAATACGATCTAAGAAACGTTCAAAGACAAAGTGATCTGACTTATTTGCCACCACAACTTTGACGAATTTATGATCGAATTCTTCTCCAACTGATGCATCATTATAATCTATTTCACGATCATTGTACACAACTTTTTTAAATAATGTATATGGATTCCGTACGGGCGTAAGCTCACGTGTCTCTGTGTCCAGGACATGGAAGAACTTAGGATCACCTGCATCTGACCATGTCAATTCCATCTGATTACCAAGATAGTAGATATTATCTCTCTGCGACTTTGTATGGAAATGACCAGATAGAACCATTTCGAATCGTTTAAATATTGATGCATCCATACCGGTAGTTGACTTAACACCACGCATCATATCAAATCCATTTAACTCAAGATGAGCACAAAGTACATCTGCACTTGTATTCTGAATCCAATCAACAGATGAATGATAGTTCTCGTTATTAATCCATGGTACCATACCAATTTTCATACTACCATATTCAAGGACTGTTGGCTCCATAATGATATGAATATTATTCATATAATGACCAAGGAATTCTTTTAAGCTGCATAATTCATTTGTATTCTTATAGTAAACGTCATGGTTACCTGGAATGATATCCATGTGCATACCGTTATCGCGTAATGGATCTAAAAAGATTTTACGGTTATGCCCGATTGCTTTCACTGAAATTTGTTTACGATTATCGTAGTAGTCACCTAAATGCAGTACTTGTTTAATATCATTCTCGATACAATATGGAAAGAACGTATCAGTATAAAATCGTGTTTGGTTTTCTAAAAAAATGTCAGCCGAGTTTCTTACATCACAATGTGTGTCATTCAGTATCGCTATCTTCACGTTTTCTTAAACTCCAAGAACCATCTTCATTATTTGTCCATACCAAACTATCACCTTCTTTCCATACTAATGCTTCTAGTAATTCATCTGGAAATACAAGGATTAAATCACCGTCAGAATCAACCTGAATCGGTGCTACATAAGTATTATCACTCATTCTAAAAACTCCGTTAAATCTGAATCTGCATGAACTGCACGTTTTTTACGTTTCTTTTCAGTCTTTGCAAATTCCTTAAACTCTTTATCTTGCTCTTTTACTTTATCAATTCTATCCCTTAGAACGTCTACGTAATGATTTACTGAAATATTGTTTTCTTCAGAACCTTCCATAGTTTCTACAAAGTCTTCGATTGAAGCACGAGATAAGTATTTTAGTTTAATATCTTGCTGTTTCTTTTCTTTTGAGATACGTCGAAGAAATGCATACCAAGTAATTTGAGTAAAGTAAGCAAAAGCATTTGGTTTACCTGTTCGTGTGGCAGTCTCAATATTGTAATTGTAGATTGCTTTCAAACAATTCTCAACCGCATCCATAACCATTTCTTCGCGATATGTATAGCGAATAAAATTGTGTTTGTGAGACAAACCCTCAGCGATCCGAAGAAAACACTGTGCTATATAGTCAGGAATGATTGGTTGAGGTTTACCTTTTTCTTTTGCTGAATTTACTTTTTTAACATATTCTACGACAGCTTGAGAAAAGTCAGCGTTATTTACATAATGTACGCTTTCTTTTTTTGACATGTCATTCTCCATCAATAGTATACACTATTATACACCGAAATGGTTAAAATGTATACACATAAATTTTAGTTTGAGATTGAAAAATAAAGATGTACAAATCCTAGTTTTTAGTGTACAATAGGTAAGTACCGCCGGGAAGAGGGAGTATACTCAATGAAATGTATTCCTGGCCATCTCTTCAGCCGAATCACCCATTAATAATTCCAATTCTGGTTCATCATCTTCTTTCAATTGTTTAATAACATCATTATAATATTCTAAAGCTATTTTAGCCGGTTGTGATTCGGATACAATATGATAAGAATTAACCACTTGTAATTGATCCGGATCGTTATTCATTAACATCCATGGTTTGAATGTATAATATCTCATGCTTTCTGCATGATCATCTAATGCAACGATTTTTAAAGCGCGGCGAACTAACAAAGTATCATGTTCATCGTCATTCCATTCTACAACTTCACATATAATTTCATCATCATTTGTAAGTTTAAATTGTCTTAAGTCTGTCATTATATCTCCACCTTATATGTTTTATATATGAAGTTTTCTGCCTTATACATTTTTAGTCGTTCATACGAATGCAGTAGAGCAAAATTTTGTCGCGATCCGCTTGAAATGTCGTCCGTGATATCATACAATTGAGTTGTTCTCCCGTCATCTGATTTACGAAGACCCCTTCCAATTGATTGTAAGACTCGGATTTGTGACTTGGATGGAGAAGCAAAAATAATATTATGTAGATTACGAATATTAATGCCAGTGCTGAAAGTACCCAAGGAAGCAACGATGATTGCGTCAGATTGTTTCTCGGTGATTTTTCGTATTGCTTCGCGATCTGCTGTATCCGTTGCACCACTGACGAAAAAAACTTTTCGGTCGTCATGAGCTTTATCCTCAATTAAGTCAAATAATATTTTACCATGTTTCTCTACATATTGAAACAGTACAAGCGTATTACCTTTTTGTTCTAATGCAAGATTACGAATAAATTGATTTCGTTTTTCATGACGTACAATATAATCTATTTCATCCGGATACGAACGTTTTCCGAAAGAGTCGCGATCTTTGTGTTCGAGTACAAGGCGAGTGATGGCCAACTTTGCCAAGGTATCATTGTCTTGTAGATCCCTTGTTGTTGTGACTTTATGTACTCTGCCAAATAATCCCTGTAAGACAAGCTCATGTGTTTGTGTTCCGTCTAATGTTCCTGTTGTACCGAATCTATACTTTGCTTCAGTACATTTATTCATAATAGTGGTTAACGATTTAGATTTAAATCCGTGGCATTCATCCCCAATTACCATTCCAAATTGTTCGAACCACGGTGCACCTAATTTATATATGCTCTGCCAAGTCGATACAACAACGGATAACATAGTGTCCTTATCTTTACCAGAATAGATTTTATGGACATTATCTTGTCCGAAACCGTAATCAACAAAATCGTTTGACATTTGTTCTACAAGAGACGTTGTAGGAACAATTACTAAAACTTTTTGATTTTCTTCAGCTAGCTGCTCTAAGAAATATCTCATTAATACATATATAATGAGTGATTTACCCGATCCAGTAGGTGATAATAAGATTGCACGATTCCGTTCGAGGCCTCTACATACTGCATCAAACTGGTAATCTCGAATTTCATATGGAAGATTAATACTATGAACGAAATCAATTATCTCTTTTGGATTTATCTGAGTGTAATTAGCAGCATTGTCCGGGTATCCATATTCAGTTTTTTCTACGTCTATGGCATATCCGCGTTGGCTAACAAACTTCTCGAGGTGCTCGATGAGTCCAGCGGGTAAAGTATTAGATCTGATATTGAATAGCCTAATCTTACCGTCCCACAATTTATTACGAAATGCTGGCATAAATTTATATCCAGGAACATAGAAAGAGAAAAACTCATTTAGTTCCTGTGCCGTACCAAAATCGCAATCTATTTGTAGCTCGCTATGACTTAGCTTCCAGACTCGAATTGTCTCCAAGCAATCATGTTCCTTATAGTTTGATGCCGCCATTTAATATTATCTATTATATCAATAAGTGTATCACGCGTGGTCTTCCAATACTCAATGAGTTCTTCAGACTTTTGAATCTCTGGATCTGAATCATAATAGTGATCCATTTCACCTTTCATAACCTTTAATCCATTAAATGGATCCGGATCCCAACCTTTTTCTTCTAACTCTTCTTGAGACATCTTACCATTATAGTATAACCACTTATCTTTAAGCAAAGACTTTTGTTTAAGCTCAGCCCTTTTTAATTGTAGCTTTACCTCGGTAAGATATCTTAAATATTTTGCATGTAGATTTGGTGTATCTCGAGACGTATCATCTAACTTCATGCTATCAATTTTACAATCATTCTCCCACATTGAGAGAATCTCGTTCAATTCAATCATATTATCATCCTATAGAAATTTGTTCAAAGTCGTTAGTGACTCCTCCAGTGCTACTTATACTCTTTAATTCGAAGTA